CCATCCCCATCTTCTAAGCTAAGAACAAATCCTTCCCATGCGCTTTCCGCTTTGGTAATATCGCCAGATAAGTTGTGAAGCATAGTGTCTGCCATATCTTTAGCTGCACCGTCAGCACCTACTAAAGCTGTTTCTAGTTCTCCTAACGACCCTCTTTGATCTGCCAATATCAATAAGGCACCTTTCGCCCTCTCTCCTACTAAATTTTCTGCAATTGCTAATTTTTCAGCCTTAGTACTAGCCCCCTCCATTTGTTTAGCAACATCTTCTAATGATTGCTTAAATGGCTTTCCATCTTTTACTAACTCACTAAAGATTCTCTTTAAATCTGTACCAGCTTTACTACCTGATATGTTCGCATCTGCTAATTTTCCTGCTGCTGCTGTGGCTAACTCTAAGCTCACACCCGTAGCCTTAGCAATTGGTGCTGCGTTCTTCATAGTCTCACTAAACTTCTCCATGTCTAATGCAGACTTAGAGAAACTAGCCGCCATAACATCTGTTACGTGTGCAGCATCTTCACTAGCTAAACCAAATGCATTAATTGTTGCTCCTGCTAAAGCTGCTGCGTCTGGCAATTCTGATCCTGCTGCTGCTGCCAAATTAAGTGTAGCTTCAGTCATGTTTTGAATCTGATCTGCTGAGAATCCTAACTTTGCAAACTCCTTTTGTAGTTGCGCTACCTCTGTAGCTGTAAAAGCAGTACTAGCTCCTAATGCTTTTGATTGATCCGTTAGAGCCTTCATCTCTGACTCTGTAGGCTTTAATACAGCGGCTAGATCACTATTAGCTTTTTCAAAGTCCTTAAATATACCTACTGCATTTCCAACAGCCGCACCCAAACCAGCAACAATACCAACACCTACGGTCAAAGGATTAAACATACCCTTTAATCCTGCTCCAAATTTTTGAAATGCATTTAACTCATTTTTAGCATTTCTAACACCTTTTTGGAATTGAGTTGTATTAATTCCTAAGTTAATAAATAGTCCACCTGCTTTTGACATCCTATGCTATTTTTAAAATTTCTTCTTTACTTTTTCGTTCGTGTTGTGGTATTGATTTGCTCCACTTCTTAGCCAACATCTTTATTCTATCTTGGTCGGTGTTGTGGTTAAAATCCACCCTCTTATCTAAAGGAAGCCCCCATAATTGTTCTGCCTTATTTATCTTCCTTGTAAGCATCCTTACGTTTACATATGCTGACATCCTTATACTGCGAAGGGTCTGAACATGAAGATCAAACTCATACTTTTGCCTCTGCTCAAACCCTTGTTTCATTAATATTATGTCTTTAGGTTGTAGTTCCCAAAACTCTTTGGGCTTTAATCCTAAAAATCCATAACTATACTTCTGTAACTCTACCCAATCCCAATGAGCATTATCACTTCCCTTTACTTTTTTTTTACTTCTTCACCCGTATTAAATGAATCAGATATTAATTTACCTAATTTATCTTGTACGGCTACTATTTCGTTAAAATGAATACTTTTTATAAAGTCTTCATAACTTGGTTTATCTGAAACTATACCACAATAAACTATAGCCGACATGGTTTCTAATTTATTTAACTCTTTTTCATCTGATATAACAACTAAGATAGGTTTATCTAGTTGTCTCTCTATTTGAAGAAGTGTATAGTTATTGTACTCTAATTCGTATTCTTTTTTTCCGAAAGTAAACTTCATATTATGTTAAAGTTGTGTAGTTAATAGCTCCTGTTCCTGTAAATGATACTGAAAAAGATACGCTTTCTTCTGTTGCTGCTTCCACAGACAATTCAGACATATAAGCGTTACCATTCCAATAGTTATCCCCAGTTGTTTCGCTTGAAAATCTAAGAGTTACTTTTGTTCTGTTCTGAACAATAGTATCTAAATCATCAATTCCATAAGAAGCATCTTGTGCTAGTAAAAAATCTCCTGAAACCTCCCACGATCTTAGTCCCTCTAATATTTCTGACCATCCGCCACTATCTTTTGTTGTTGCGTCTCTTGGTTCGTGTGAAGTACTGAAACTGTGTGAAGTACCGTGAGCAATAAGTGTACCGCCAACATATAAGCCGACTGATGTACCGTTAAATATTCCTGTAGTTGCCATCCGTTATTATTTTTGTACCCGTTTACTTAAACGAGTTGTTATTATTATTTATCTTTCTTCAAAGATACTTTATTTTCTTCTTTCTTTTTTACGGGTTTTATTTTTCCATCTAAATCTTCGGCAATATCCTTATTTATTAATTCTATTCCTTTAGATAATTCAACCCCTACTTCTGTTCCTTTTTTAAGAACTTTTGAATGTAGCTTGTAATCTTTTTTTAGTATTATTTTCATTATTTAAAGTTTTTAAGTATTTCGTGATTATTTATTAATGACAGTATATCGCTAGATGTTAATTCTTTTCCTTTAGTATCAAATTGAAAATTTCTTGAATGATTATATAGGGCGTTTTCTTCTTTAAAAATACATTCTATTAATACCGTGTTTTTTAACCAATTATAAATAACATTCTCTATTGTCATTGTTGGCTTATTTAATTCCAAACCATCTTCAAACGTTATTTTTGTATTTGCTTTCATAGTTTATGTGTAAAAGTTTCTGCATACATACATGCTTCGTCCTGCATCTGTTTTATTATTATCGCTAACCACTGATACGTTAGGCGTAATTCTTTTAAATCTTACTGTGTTTTTTGCATAAGTTGTTGATGTGTAATATAATGCATTTGTATTGTTATTAAACGGCGCATAGTCTAATAGATTATTAGATATTGAAAAATCAGATATACTTAAAAATTCATTTATATTTGACATTCTCCAATCACTATAACCGCCAAAACTTAACCCGTGAGCATTATCAATACTATCATCCCAATTACCACCATCGGTTACATCTGATTTTCTCCACATCAAACCTGTTAAATGATCTATTACCAACCCAGCACTGTATATTTGAGTTCCTAATTCATCTGTAAATCTGTTTTTGTTTCCAAATGCATTATTACTTATTAATGTTATAAAAGGTGAAGGGTCAGTTGTATCTAATTGCGCATAACTAACAGGATTTGATGGTGGTGTATAATCGTAAGTACCATTAGCTAAGTGCCAACCATCATCCCCAGTTCTATAAGATGTAATTTGACCTGTTAATGTTGGTCTCTTATAAGCTATTCCGCTCGCTCCTGAACTCTCTGTATTCCCTATAACCACATTACTCCATTCACCTCCGTCTGTCCCGTCTGTTGGTCTTATTTTATATGCATAAGAGACGTTATTTGAAAGGCCAGAGTTAGTATAAGATGTTGCGTCAGCTGCCGTAGTGGTTATTAGTGTCCATTCTATAAAATTAGTACTTCGCCATACTTCGTATCCTGTTTCACCAGTAGCTACATCTGACCACGACAGAGATATTGAAGTGGGACTATTCGAGCTTACAGCCAAATCAGTAACACGGCTAAGGGTATTGTATATGGTAAAATACCTTATGTCGTAATTCTGCATTTTTAAATACACCCTGTTATCGTCAGAATAACCAGTATTATCGGCTGTATATTGCATAGATTGAATCTGCTTACCTGAAACAGTACCAGAATATCTATCTAATACATTTCTAACTTTAGTGGATAAATCGTTTAATTGGTCTAAAGTTTCTGTATAAATCTCTATATCATAATCAAGTGTGTCTATAGAACTTTTACCATCCTTATCGTCTGTAGGCTCATTTCCAGTAGTTTCATATACTATATAGGGATAAACTACGTTTTCTATAGCTAGAGATGGATAAATACGTGTTGATACTAATGCAGATACATCAGCATCATTACTTAATAATGTATATATTACATCTCCTATCATTTCAACATATTAATTTGTCGTTGTAAATCTTTAGTTCTCTTCCAGATACTTAATTTAATTTTCATCTCAGCTTTCTTAGCAGATTCAGAAAATCCCTTATCCATGAATGGATTAGCTTTTATTCCTTTTTTTGTACCAAATTCAATAAAATGAGCGTACCAACCATCAGTTTTTCCGTAAGTAAAATCCCTATCGGTAAATACTGCTGCCGCAAATAAATTAGGGTCTTTACCATATCCCTTTCTCCTTAATCCATTCTTAACTGATCTTCTTAGTGTTCCGTTTGGTTGCACTTGACGACCTCCTCCTGCTGTTTTTTCCCCTTTACTTACTGGTGTTTTTTGCCTAACTGACTTACGAACAATCCTAGCCCCATCATTCAATGACCTGTACAACACTTTACCAGCATCTCTTTTACGAAATGAAGAAGCTAATATAGCATCAAGCTCTCTGAAGTTTCTAAGCGTTATATTTACACCTTTCTTTGCCATTACGTTTGAGTTAACAACATTGTTTTTAGTATCATTCCATCTCTTCTACCCAACTCTTTTATGTCTTCTATTTTATAGTATTCGCTTTCCCATATAACACGCATTTCATTAGTGAAATTGGAATTATAACGAATTCTAAATTGCACTTCTCTTTTAGTACTTCTGTTATTACTATCATCATCTTCCTTTCCTAACATCTCCATAGTGTTAGCCCATACAGTTGAATACGTGGCCCATGTTAGTGTTCTTTGACCATAAGAATCTGTACTCTCCGTCTTTTGCTGTATAATTATACGTCTATCTAGTTTTCCGCCTCTCACAATTCTAATATTTTATCAATTGTTTCACTATCTAAATCTTTTACTGCTGTATCAAAGTTAATAAAATCACCGCCTATATTTTTATAGGTCCATATATTATCTGCACCTTTTATATCCCAAATCATATTAAAATCAGTATCTATTTCTGTCATAGAGCATTTAAACTTTTTCATGCTATTCATATCCAAGCCCTTATCAATTCCTTCATCATACATTATAGACTTGCCTCTTTTTACTCCATATTGCTCCAAAACATCCCTTCTGATACATCTTCCTGCTCCTATCATAATTTGATAATCACAAGTCTTAGCCTCCTTTTCTTCACTATCTATAAACGTAACTTTTGTTATGCCAAACATGGGGTGTTTTTTCTCCATGTAAGGTTTGTAAATATCAAAAAGCCTTTCATTTATTATGTCGTCGCTACCTAAATTCATAAGGTAATCAAAATCCATTGTTAGGGCTTTATCTATACCTATATTCATTTTTTTACCTAGATCATCATTAGGTGCTTCCACCCATTTAAAACCATGATTAAAAGCCTCCATTTTAGCCCAAACCTCACTAACTACACAAAGCACTTCAATGTTGTAAGCCTCTTTTAATTTCTTTAAATTACTAAAACACAAAAGAGTTATATCCTTTCTCTTCCATATTGGCAGTAATATGACTATCTTAGGCAAAGACATTTACTCTGTAACGATTTAACAAAGAATAAACCGCCGTAGGAACTGGTATTTGTGTGGCTATACTAGCTATAGGTACATTGATCATTTCTCTATTTTCATAGAAGTAACTAATCATTATCTTTATAGCGTGCTTAATATCTTCTGGCACGTCACTCGCAGCACCATATCCACATACTGTTATTATCTCAATAGGATTAATTATGGTTGCTGAAATAGCTGGAAAAGCGTTTGTTGTGCCTTCATATATTGCAGCAGTATCACTATTAAAATCCTTTTGGAAATTAGTTGGATCATCCGTCAATGTTTGCTGTGTGCCGTCAGTATCATAATATTTTAAAGATGTTAAACTTATTACAGGATTTACCATTAATGGAATAGGATTAGTAAATTCATTCTCATTCTGTCTCCATGTTTGTGTAATAAAAACCCTGTTAGTATAAGCCTCGCAAAATCTACGAGCAGCAGTTATAAGCAAATCAATATAATCATCTTCATCGCTTACATCTACACGTAAATGCTCTTTAGCCTGTGCCGTTGTTATTGGCTCTGTTGCTGGTTCTGATGTTATTTGCCAACTACTCATTTTTTCTTAGGTGCTGTTTTTTTCTTACTTACTTTAGCGTTCTTTCCTATTACCGCCTGTTTAACTTTTATAACTTCCTTAACATCTTCCGAGTGTTCTATACAAATACCTCCATCAATTAATTTCTTTGCTTTTGCGTTTGGTAAATCATAAACCTCATTAGTTACATAGAGTTCATCTCTTCCTGCCATTGGCTCTAAAAATACTACTTTCATCTTTTTTTGTTTTAAATAAATAGGGGTAGCAAATCACTCACCACCCCCACTCATCGTTAATTTATTGTTTAACTATTATGTGTTAGACATTCTCATGTGCTTAACAGCAGCAGTATCTAATAAAATACCGTCTGTTCTCATTTCACCCAAGAATGTTACTTGGTTGTTTAAGAAGTAAATATGCTCTGAACGTCTTATGTTAATTCCTTGAGCATCTCTAATTAAATAACGCTTAAAGTCTCCATAAAGAATCGCATGATTACCAGCAGCCATGTCAGGCATATCATTGTTTACAGTGTAAGGATCACCATCTATTGTAGCTGGTTCGCTTCCGATAATACCCGGTTGCCATAATGATTGGTTTGCTGATGCAATAGCTACTTTTTTAAGTGCTACTAACGTGTTATCGTTAAACATCCAAGACCCGTTCATTCTGTAGTCTCTATCTACTGAGTGCTTAAGGTCTAATAGCTCACTAAAAGTAGTAGCAGCAACCGCAGCAGCAGCCTTTCCAAGTTCTGCATCATCAACAATACCATGTGGCTGCGAAGAACCAGAACCAGTTGTATAACCAGTGTTTGCTATTCTTCCTAATCTAGTTGATAATTGCTTAACTAAAAATGCTTCAATATCAAAAGCTGAATCTTGAAGTAATTGAGCATTTACTCTAATATACTTAGATGATGCTGTCCATGCTTCAACTAATTTCTGTCCAAAAACTAAATCTTGTTCGGCAGCAGCAGACCCTTCAGCCAACCATGCTCCAGTATTAGTTGTGTCGTTGTTAGTAGGATATTCAATTGTTGCACCTGAACTTGTTGTGATAATATCACAAACAGATCGCATACCTCCATATTGCTTTAAAGACTCAACAATCTTGTCTCCCATAAACAAAGGTACTGTATAACCACCCTCAGAATCAGTAGTAGTACTTTGCGCTCTAGTTGCAAATTCTTTTTCCTCAGCAGTCATTCCTGCGAAACCTCTTAACAAATAAGATTTTAGGCATTTTTTAGCCATCTCTTTTTCGTCTTCGATCTCATTAACAGATTTTTTTGCTTTTTCCGCTATCTTCTCTACTTTTTCAATCTCATCAAATTTCTTCTCAGATATGATTTTTAAATTACCTATCTTTTTTTCTAAAGCTAAGTCTTTTTGGTTTAACTCATC